TGGCAGCGCATGGCGCCCATCCTCTCTGCCGCCTTCGCTGCCCCCCATATCACAACCATGATCCAGCCGATTGCGGCGACCACAAGCCAGGCTTTCATCTAGTGGTCTCGCATCTTGAGCGCGTCGTCTCCGCTCAGGCACGGCCGGCGGTCCAGCGCATCCTTGAGGCTGCGCATGACCTCGGTGTTGTTCTTCACCAGCCCCACCAGCTGATCGCTGTTCTCGTCCAGGCGCGTGGACAACCGCTTGATATAGGACAGCCCGGACACCAGCATGATGCCAAAGGCAAGCACAAGCGGTCCAGACTTTGCGAATTCCACGAAGATCGGATCCATTGCCTCCCCTTTCTCCCGGTGTCTACTTCTCGTCCAGTTCCGGCCCGAGGAAGCCTCCGATGGCTTCCGCGGCCTGGGTAACGATCTCGGCGGGCGCCCCGGCGTTCTGCCACTGTTCCACCAGCGCATCGAGGCGCAGCGCGGTCTGCAAGTCCTTGTCGGCCTTCTGGACCTCCGCGCGGATCTCCGCGACCCGCTTGTCCGCGGCCTGCCGGTTCGCATCCCGCTCGGCCGTGACCTTCTGCGCCCAGTCCAGGGCCTGCTGGGCGGGCACCAGCCCGTTCGCGTCCGCCTTCGCGGTAATGGTCTTCAAGTCATGCCGGAACCGCGTGTCGATGTGCGCATAGGCTTCCGCCCGGTACGCCTCCTGCTCGGCCGCGTGGAGGAGTGCCTGATTCTTGGCATACAGGAGTAGCGCCTCCCGCTTCACAGCATTGGTGTCCTTCACCGACTGCGGCGCCTGGAAGCACCCGCAGGCCGTGAACATGGTCAGGACGGCAATCACCGCCAGGACGAGCCCCTTCAACACCTTGAACACCCCCCCCAGGACCGCGCCGACCTGACCGCCGGCCCGGGCCTTCTCGATCTCCTCCTTGATTGCCGCCTCGGCCTGCGCAACCTTGTCGGGGTCCATGTTCTCCACCGCCTCTTCCAGCTGGTCCACGATGCTCGCCGGCTTGTACTCCTCGCTCTCGCTCTTACCCCATTCGTGTTCCGGACACATACGCTGCCCTCCTTACGGGTACTCCTCGTCTACCGCGGCCTCCACACTGGCGACCGCCTCGTCTACCGCGTCTTCCGCCGTATCAGCGGTGATGATCCGGTACTTCACGTCTCCGCTGTTGTCGGCCATGGCCGATACGATCTCCTTAATCATGCCGTCAAACCCGTCCTCCCGGCCGAGATGGAATGGGCCGATCAGGAGATGGCTGTGCAGGGTTTCCCCGTCGTCCGTGGAGACCGAGTCGGAGAACCGCCGCAAGTAGCCGTCCTTGCATCCCAGGATGACGTCCGAATACCCGCCCACGGAAATGGTCTCGGCCGCGAGGGGCTGGTTGTCCTCATGGATCTTCATGGGCCAGAGCGCCCTGTTCTCAAGGTCGATCCACCAATGCGAGCCCACGCCGGACGCCGGGGTCAGGAAGAGGTGCACGCCGTTGCTGCGGTGGTCGTACTGCATGATGACGTCCGTGGTCGTGGTATCGACGTCAAGCAGGCTTTCCGGAACCTTGTGCTTGGAGAACGGTTCCGGGTGCCCCTGGCTTCCGATCTGCCATATCTGCAGGCCGTTGCGCGCCAGGAAGAGGACCATCCCGTTCGGCGTGACGCACATGGCCCGGGGGGAGAGGATCCCGACATGCGGGCTGACGTTGCGCTTCTCGCCATTCCCCGCGGCCAGGTTCCCGTAGATCGCCCACACGCTGTCCGCCGTGCCCATGATGACGGCCCGGTCGTGCCAGGTGTGTGTTGCAAGAATCTGCTCGCCGATCTTCCCGCTGTCGCCGACGTACCCCATGACCGCGCGCCCGACATTCCCCATGTCGGCCCCGGCATCCCATTTGGTATCGTCTGCCTGCCCGCACATATAGAACATATGGTCCGCGCCGGAGAGCAGCAGGCGTTCCTGGTACACACAGATAAGCGGTTGATTGGTGGGCGCGTTCTCCACGACCTGGACGACCCCTGTAACGGGGTTGTACTTTCTCAGGTAGGAGTCCGCGATATAGAGATTCCCGCCCCATTCCGCCATCTGGAAGGCATTGGAGCTTCCAAGCGGGTTCGTGGCCGCGACGGTGGAATTGAAGATGATGTATTTGCCCGTGTCGTCGATGATCTTGTTCCCTGAGTCGTCCGTCAGGTATGCCTTGGTGGTCGTAACCGTGGACCCCTGGACGATGTTCAGAGAGCCGTCCGCGATGACCGCAAGATCGTGCTGCAGATCGCCGCTGGCGTCGATGTACCCGATTGCCTTCATGCCCGTGATGATTGAGCCGAAATCGTTGTCGATGTACTTGGTGAGCCCGGGCCTGGAGCCGCCGCGACCCCGCTTCTCAAGCGGGCCGACAGTGCGCACGTTCACGGCCCATGGGCATGTGAACGGCGCCTGTCGCTGAACGTATCCCCCCCGGCGGTTCACGCCGCCGGAGGGGAATCTGACGTCAAGTGGTTGCGGCCTGCTCGGCACGGTCTGTCTCCGTCTGTTCTTGGCGTTCCTGCTGGCTGAGATCAGCCAACAAATGGTCGATCAGTTCGATGGCGCCGCCCGCGCTGAAATACTTCATCTGCGCGTCGTCCCGCTGTTTTGCGAGATGCTCCCTCAGCTGCATCAACGCTTCCTTGCCAATCGCTGCCATCATGCTTCTCCTTGATCCTCAGACAGAGTAATCAGTTCCATTCCGTAGCAGCCACACACGGGATGTAGTACGTGGTCGCCCCGACCTTCACGCGCAGGCCGACGGTGCTTCCCGGGAGTTCCGCGAGACTGACGCTCGACACTACCTTGGTCGTGTCGGCCGCGGCCGTGAAGCCCTGGATGCTGAACAGGAACGCATCCGTATCCACGTCGGCCGCACCGGTCGCATCGCCGCTGTTGCACAGGCGCAGGACGGAGAGTTCCGTCATGCCCGCGGGATCGCTGGCGGTGCCGTCCGAGTAGATTTCAAACATGCCCGCGGCATAGGTTCCGGCGGGCGCCCAGGACGCGATATCAGGGATCTGCAGGGTGCCGCGCAGGCCGACGCCCAGGCCCGAACACTCGGAGCCGCCGGCCTCGGCCTTGAACGACAGGCCAAAGTGGGCGCCGTGCGCCGTGCCGATGTTCTCGTTGACCACGCTTATGCCGCGAACGCACTCGCCGCCGGCCGAAGCATGTTCCCCGTCGAAGGCGAACCGGCCGTAGAAGAGTCGGGCATCGCTCGACGCCGCGGCGGTCGTGCTGCACCGCAGTTCGATGAACTTCGCATCTGCCGTGGCGCTGGTGTTGGGGGCCGCGGTCGTGCCGGAGCCGAGCAGTACGGCGCTGGCCGCGTCTGCGACGCTCGACGCCGTCTTGAGCTTGAGCGTTCCGATGGCGTCTGCCCCGAGGCAGGCCACGGGGTTGAAGTCGCTCGACGCCTCGGTCCCCTCGTTGCAGTAGAGGGCCGTGCCGTCCACGCCGTCCCAGTGCAGGAAAAGCCCACCGACCGCATAGCCGACGGTCGCATCGGCGGGAACGCTGTCCCCCTGGTCCAGAATGATCTTTCTGTCTGCCGCGGCGAAGCTGTCTGTCTTGAGGCCCAACAGGTTGCAGATTCTGCGTAGCATGGTACTTCCTCCGATTCGTGGGAAGGCCAGGACGTCGTCCAGGCGCCGCGGCTCCGAGCCGCAGCGCTACCTTCCGCCCGTGTTACTGGTTTTCCATGGGTGCCGGAACCGGTTCGGGTTCCGCCCCGTCTTCCCGGATCGTGTCCACCCCCTTCTTGACCTCGGCGACGACCGCCGCGGGGTCGGGGTTGGTGTTGGGATCGCCGTCCAGGAGCTTCACGACCGCGCCCGCGATGGCCGCGAGGATGATGGCGATGCCGATGACCCACTTCTTCCACGTGTTCATGGTTGTCCTTTCCTCTACTCGATTTCCACGCCACTCACGGTCAGTGTGTACGGATAGTCGGCCACGTCGCTCTTCATCGACTCATACTGCCCTTGTGCCCCGACTTGGCCGAAGAACTTCGCCCCTTCCCGGATGTCGCGCGCCACGCTCGCCACGATAGCCCGGCTGAAGTTATCCCAGTGGACACCGTAGGCGTCATTGACCCGGGCGTCCGCCATGGCGAGACACGAAAGGCGAAGCGTTTCCGCGTGCTTCATGGCGCCGAGGGGGTAATCCGCCAGCGCGGTCAACTTGTCCACCAGAGCCTCATACCGGTAGCTCAGGGTGTACTCGGCATCCGGGCGCGGATACCAGAGAACTTCCCGGCGCTGTCCCTCGGTGTAGTCGCTCGCCTTGATCCGGATTCCGGCGACCCGTGGCCGGGAGGTCTCGTCGAATTGCGCGCGCAGCCGGCGGATCTTGCCTTCGCCGACGTCCGCGAGGACCGGAGGAACCTGAGCGTCCGCCTCAAACGTGAAGCCGTCGATCAGCCGGCCGAAGTCATCGGGCAAGTCCTGGTCCGCCAGGTAGATTCCGGATCCCTCCTCCGTCTCTTCCGTGGTGATGGTGGTCGTTGGCTGGAGGAATGACCATTCGTACCCGGGGCGAATGCCGTCGATGGCCGGGGGATACAGGAATTGCCTGTACCCAGCATTGACGACCCGGTCGCACACGGCTTCCTGGTCGTCGGTCAAGTCGTCCGCGGCCTTTCCGAACAGGAAGTAGGCGATCTCGTCCATGAGGTCCGCATAGGTCAGGGACAGTGTAGAGTCTGTCATGCGTCACTCCTGCTGTAGCCTGTCCATGGGCACCTTACGGAACCTGGACTTATCGCCGTCCACCTTGACCCTGGCGTACTTCCCGTCGTCGCACGCCTCGATGAATTGCGCCCGGCGGGCCTTCCCGTCGATCACGGTCGTAACCCAGGCCCCGGGCTGCATTACGCCGTCAACGGCCTTCTTGTGCTCTTCGCCCTCGTCGGCCTGCGGATTCTCGGTCGTGCCGGGACATACCTCGTTCGCCCCGGAATCCGCGAGCATGGTGAGCAGGATCAATTCGCTGACCGACACGACCCCGGCGCTGCACACGTCCTTTGCCTTCCGGTACTTCCGGTACAGGCGCAGGACGTTCTCCGGAACGGTATCCTCGACGCGCAGGCCGAGGATCCGCTTGAAATCGTCTACGACTTCCACTTCCACTTCATGCGTCATGATTATCCTTCCGCTGCCAGAAGAACCGCGCCCCGGGGGGATGGCGCAGAGCATCCCCCCGGGAGTCATCGGATGTTACGCGACGGTCGGGCCGTCGTGCTTGGTGATGATCCACTCGTCCGCGAACCATTCCAGCATGGTGTTGTCGCCGTCGGCGTCCATCTCGATGGTCGCCAGCGCGGTCGTCGCGGTAGCCGCTTCGGCGGCGGCGACGCCCTGCAGTCCGCTCGTCACGGAGATGAGGTAGTCCTGGGTGGACAAGACGCCGTGGAGATACCACGCCTTGGTCTGCCCCGGGAACGTGCCGTCGGCGAGGGTGTCGGTGCAGTCGCCCGAACCGAGGGTGACGCCGCCCATGATGTGGGTTGCGCCGGAGACCATGGACGCCGAGGCGGCATTGTTCGCCATCTCGATCCACTCGATCAGCCCGGACTCCTGGCCGTCGAACAGGTACGCCATGGCGGTCGGATTCCCGCTGATGACGTAGCAGGCAACGTCGCCATCGCCAGGTGCCGCCGTGAGTTCCGCGGCGTTGTCGCTGGTGACGGAGTCGATGGTGTAGATCCCGGGCGTGGCACCGGCAGCGCCGGCCGACGTGGACGAAGCGAGGATGACGACCTTGTCGCCGGCTGCGGCGCTGGCGAAGAGGCTGGTCTTGGTGACGGTCTTGGTCGCAACCGTGGCCGATCCATCCAGGCTCTCTCCCAGGTTGCCGCTGGCGTTGGTCTGCAGGGCCTTGGCCGCGCCGCGCCCCAGCTTGCAGCCGGTGTCCGAGCGGAACCGCCCGGGGGAACCGCTGCCGGCGAGGCAGTAGAGGTAGGTCGCGTTGACGGTCGTGTCGCTTCCGAGCGCCACGTCGCACACGCTTCCCGGCTCGTTGATCGTGACCATGATCTCGCCCGTGGAGGGGATGACCACGGTTTCGTCCAGGACGCCCGCGAAGTCCAGGTTGTTGCCGGAGGCCGGCGCCTCGACGCGGCTGTCGCGCGAACCGTCGCGGTTCGCCGCGGTGCCGTAGTCGCGGTTGTAGCACACGCCCTGCCCCTTGTAGTACGTGTCGCCGGCCGTCCCGGTCAGCCACACGCGCTTCTGGATCTTCATGGCCTGGGTCTTGTGTCGTGCGTAGTTCATGTTCTTCCTTTCTCTGCGCCCCCTTGAGCGGGGGCATCGACTCGGTTGGATGCCCTTGCGCGAGCATCCGGTTCACGCGCCTAACAATTAGACGGCGTGGAAGACAGCCTGGCGCCGGAGATCGTCACACACGATGTTCCAGACCATGCTGGTGATTACGGCGAAGCAATGCGGCTGCTTCGGCAGGCGCTGGACCTTCACGCGCTTCATGAACCAATCCCGCAGGAACTTCGCGTAGATGTGGTTGTGGTCCAGCATGTAGAGCGGGTTGTCGCTCTTGCTGTCGAAGTAGGGGACGTAGGTGATCTTCGCCCCGCGGAAAACCGGCTCTTTCGTGGAGAGGTCGAAGCCGAGCGAATCGTTGTTGGCCTTCGCCACGTTCTTGAGCGCGTTCTTCGTCGCCCAGTTGGCATAGATCGCGCGGGAGAAGCCCTTGCGGCCCATGCCGGGCTCGGGAGCGGGGGCGACCCAGCGGGTCTTGTCCGCGGCCATCTCCATCATGTAGACGAGGCCGGTGGTGGCGGTGTCGTCCACGGACGTGTAGCCGCCCGGTTCATGTCGGGTTCGCGCTCGTCGAACACCATGTTGCCGTCCGTGTAGGTCCACGGCACGGTGCCCTCGACCATGGCGTCGTCACGGGAGAATTCCATGGTGCCGAACAGGCCCACGTGCTGGGCGCTGTGGTTGTGGTCCATGACGTACCGCACCGTGATGCCGCGGCCGGACTTCTGCTGCTCGCGCTTCTGCCGGCACATGGCGTTGAAGCCCACGTGTTCCTGCAGATCGGTCATTTCGCCGATCCACTTGCCCTGGTTGAGCTTGTTCATCGTGGCAATGACAGCATCGGGCATTTGTTCGGGGGTGAGAACCGTTCCCATGTCTGTTTCCTTTCGGTGTTTCGGGCTACCGTTACGCCTCTTCCATCATGGCTGCGACCGCGGCGATGGCTTCGGCCTCCCGTTCTTGTGGCGTTGACGTCTCGGAGGCGAAGCGTCCTGTCGTGGTGCGTGGCCGGTTGATAGCTTTGGCTCTCCGGCTTTCGGCCGCTTCTCTTGCGACCCGGCCCTTTTCCTTGGTCTCGATTTCGCCGAACCCGGACTTGAGCGCACGCTTGAAGGCTTCGGCGCGGCCGATCTTCTCTCCGGAGTCCTTGGCGTCGTCCATGGCGACCTGGATATGCCGCTCCAGTTTCGCCCGGTTCGCCTTGTGCTTCTGGTCCTTGAGAGAGTCCGCCGTTCCCTTGCCGAAGGCTTCTTCGTAGCTCTTGCCGAGGTCCGCGATCTTGGCGTCGATCCAGGATCCGCCCTGGTTCGCGCCGTCCCGTAGGCTTTTGATTTCCGCCCGCTGGCTGGCGATGATCGACTTCATCACCCCCCATCCCTTGATGAATTCCTCCGGGTACTCGTCCGGGTTCAGGTCCGGGATTTCCATTTCGGCGGAATCTTTGCCCTCCTTCTTGGGCTTTTCGTCGCCCTCTTCCTTGGACTGCCCGGCGCCTTCCAGGCGCACGACAATCCGTTCCAAGGCATCGGCACTCTTGATTGCCTTGGCGTCGGCCAGCGCAAGGCCGGCCCTCACGGCGCGCTCGACCAATGCTTCGTCGATTTCGGGATCGTCGTCTCCGTCCTCGCCGGCATCGTCTTCGTCGCCGTATTCCTCGGCGTCCGGTTCGCGTTCCCGGTCGCCGTCCTCTCGATCCTCCGGCTTGCCTGGGGGATCCTGGGTGTCATCGTCCGGGCCTTCGGCCTCGGGCGTGGTTTCCTTGACTCGCTCGCTGGCGAATTCCTCAAGCTGCTCCATGAACGTCGGTTCCTCGTCCTTGCCGCCGCCGCCTTCTTTCCTGGTCTTGCCCATGTTCGCTGCCTCCTAATCGCAATGCGGGTCGCCATACCCGCCATCGAAGTCTGTTGCGCCGACGAGTTCGCAGTATTTCTTGCGGTGATCCCTGGTCCGGAAGATCGGCCGGCCCATCTCGTCGAAGTTTGTCGGGACTCCGTGTTTCTCGGAAAACCGTTCGTACTGCCGGCGCTGCGTGGGATGCACGGCGAGCGCCCTGGATTTCATGGGCCAGGTGGAGGGCCGAAGCCCGCCCTGCCCCGCGATCTCCGCGGCGATGCAGCGGCTGTGCGGCACGCGGTTGATGCGCACGATTTCGGGCGCCTTGCCCATGGGGAACACCCGTTCGACAATCGCCTTGGTCCTCGGGTGGATGTAGCAGTACGTAGGCATCAGGAGGCCCCCCTTGAGATCGCTGCCGCCTCGGCCGGCTGGGGATTGCCGCCGAGAAGCGTCTGCATGAGCGCGATGTCCTTCCCGGGCCGGGTCGCCCCGGGCCGATTGACCCGTTCGTAAGTCCTGTGCGTGTTTGCCGGCTTCGTGCCCGGGGTCGGATTCCCGGAAGGACCGCCATTCTCAAGGATCTTATTCGGATCCACAGAGATGATAAGTTGTTCGAGTTCTGGCAAGTTGCTGCAGTCGGCCAGCATGTGGGTCATGCGGCGCACGTCCACGGTCAGGGCCTGCTGCTGCATGAATGGCTGCATGGGTCCGAAGAATTGTGTCAGGATCCCCTGCAGCTTCTGGATCTTCGCGCCGGGCGTGTCCTCGCGCATACTTTGTGGATTGATCGAGAAGTTGAAGTCCAGGAAATCGCCCTGGCGCGTCTCGGCGTTCCACTCGACCGGAATGGTGATGTCTGTTCCGGGAACCTCCCTTTGAAGGACGCGCTCGCGCACGGGATCGGTCCACTCGTACCACGCGATCTGCCGGAAGATTTTCTGTGCAAACTCGGCGGTTGCATCCTGCATGTCCGCGAGTTGTGCGCTCGCGGACTTCGCCAGCATTTGATCTTGCTTGGCGGTTTCGGCCATGGGGGATAGGCCCCCGAGACTGTCCAGGTTCCCGGAGGCCCAGGAGAAGAGATCCTTGACTTGGATGAACATGGCAAGCGTGACTTGGTCGATGCCGCCGACCTCGATACTCTCCGGCTTCTGGCCGCTCCACTGAATGCCGTCGCCGTCGTGGGCCTTCTTGAAGTTGACCGCGCTGTCCTCGTCGGCGAAGGCCACGACCCGCTTCTGTGCCTGGGCCTGGGCGGCGAGGCGGCGGAAGAGGCTGTTCGCCAGTTCCTGGATGTTTTTGAGCAGGGAGAACGGCGGCAGCGGCATCGCGTTGTCCGGCACGTCCGTGAACCAAAGCGAGTGGTACGGCCCTTCCTCGGGTGAATCGAGGTCCACCACGGCCAGGGGGAAGTCCGGCTTGCTGACAACATACGTCACAAGAAGCCGCTCTTTGGTGAGCCACACGTCCTGCAGGGCGATGCGGTTCTTCCAGTTTTCTTCCCCGGATCCGGGGGAGTGGCTGATTGCCTCTGCCCGTTCGCCGCCGTCGTCTCCCTGGGTGCCCAGGTCGTCCGCGGTCAGGTTCAGCTCCTTGGCCTTCGGGTAGCGTTCGTAGACCAAGTCCCGGTCCAGGTAGTACATATCGCCTTCAAAGGCCGGTTCGTAGGCGGACCTCGACGACATATCCCGAACGTAGTCGTCGAACGAAACCAGCTTGATGAAGGGTTCCGTGACGTCCAGGTTCTCGCCGTCTTTCCCCCTGACGGTGCTGGTATGCTCAAGCCCGATCTTCACGGTCGCCATCGGGGAATAGATCGCCTCGGTCACGGCCCGGCGCAGGGTGCGTCCGAAATCGCATTCCTGAGAGGCATCCAGGCAGGCGAGCGACAGGTTCTTCGCGGTCGGCCGCAGTTCCATGTACGGGCTCGTAACCCGGGCGGTCGGCGCGCGCACCGCGCACTGGCGGACGTAGATATTCGTCGCCATGGACATGAGGTTCAGGTAGACCTTCTTGGCCTCGGCGTCCGCGGAATACTCCGACCCGCAGAAGAGGGAGATCAGCGCCTTGCGCTTCTCGCGGAAGACTTGCATCTTCCGGCGGCTTTCCCGCACGGCGTTGACCAGGCTCTTGAAATCCTCTTTGTTGTTCGGATTCATTACCAGTCCTCGCGCCCGGCTTCCGCCCTGGCAAGCTCGTCCTGCTGGATCCGCCACATCGGACTCATCCAGGGAATCTCCGGCTTCTTGGCAACCGCGGTCGTCGCCTTCATCGCCACCAGCCGGCTTGCGAGCGCGTCGCCAATGACCTCGTCGCCGTGCGCTTCCCGCGCCCCGGTGGGATCCTGGCTGTTCGCCGCGTTGCTGTGTTCCACGCCGCCGCCCGGCTTCACGATAAACTGCAGCGCCTCCCGGAGCCCCGACTCGGACGGGTTGATAAACGTCCGATCCGAGAGCGCCTTGCGGTAGTCCCGCAGGAGAATGGCCCGGTCTTCCGGGTTCAGGTAGTACCCCGGCTGATCGCTGATCCGCGCCCGGAGACGCTCCTCGTCCGTGCGGTAGTAGATCCGGTGGTACTTCTTTTCGATGACCCGGCGGGTGAACGTCCGGCCAGATGGCCCTGACGCATCCCAAATCATGAACCCGCCATTGAACCACTTGGCGAGCGCAATCGTCTCGTCCGCGAAATCATCCGGCGCCGTGTGCGGATCCTTGAGCAGCGCCAGCTTCCGGCCGTTCTCCAAGTCCACCACGGTCGTGCTGGAATTGCTGGCCCCCGTGCCGAACGACACGTCCGAGCCCAGCCCGAACCGGCGCCCCGCCGAAAACGCGCGGTCCTGCAGAATGTTCCCCTGCCCAGGGACATTGAACCACAACGACAGGTGCCCCTTGGGGTCCAGCAGGAACCCCTCCGGCTCCAACGTCTCGCAGTTATACAACAGCCGCCCAGTCATCATGGGCGGCGTGCAATACTCCTGAATCAGCATCAGAATGAACGCTTGATCGAAGAACGGGTAGCCTGACCCGAGGAAGTCGATATCCAGTTCTTGTGCAATTTCCTGCTGCGTCACGCAACGGCTGCACTCCATGTCGTACCACGGAGAGCGCATCCTGCCGTCAAGAACGAACGGGTAATCGTCCGGGAAGATGAACGACCGCGGCTCACTCCACTCCTTCCGCATCGTCTTCACAACACCGAGGAAGCCCTTGTCCAGAACCTTCACCCGGTATTGGCCGTCCTCCCCCTTCTCGCTCGTATACAACCCGCGCCGATACTCCGGATGCTTCGACCAATGCATCCGGTGGACCTTCGCCCCACTGTTATGCACGATCTCGTAGAACGCATCCCCCGACCCCTGCGGCGTCGAATTGAAAAAGCGACACTTCGTCGTGTCGCGCGTTGACCGCAGTACCTTGAACCCGTCATTCAATGCGAACGCCGCCAACTCGTCGATGAACATCGCCGTCCGGCGGTCGCCTCTGCCCGCATCACCCGTCGTACTCTCGCCATCTATCACGCTATGCGTGTCGAAGTTCTCAAGATGCAGCAACTTCCGCCCGGGATCCTTCCACCCCAACCACCGATTCGTCGGCAGCAACCACCGCGGCTGGTTCTGGTGCAAGTAGTCCAGCTTCCAGAATAGACACTTCGGGTTCCCCATCTGATCCACGTAACACTCGTTCCTCGAGACCAGCAGAAACGACAGGTAATCCCGGAAGTGCCAAAGCCACTCAAACACCACCAGCCCCATCCAGGAGGCGCCCATCGTCCGCGACTTCGGCCACGCAACGTCATACCCCTCCGAAACCGCGTCTATCGCCAGACCGATTGCTTCGTCCTGGAACTCCTCATACGTGATGAACGGCCGGTTCGGCATCGACGTGTCACGCGGATCATACGTCCAGCAGAACCCATTCACGTAGAACAGACAGTCCTCCAGACACATCTGCCGCAAGGCCAGCGCAAACGACGCATCCTCCGCAGCATCACGCAACACCCCGCGACGCCAACGGAGGTTCGCCTTGAAATCCTTCGGTATCGTCTGGTAGTGAGGAAACTCCACCATCAGTCGCCACCCTCCGCTTCCTCTTTCAACCGCAACAGCCGCGAACACGCTTCCTGGATCTGCACCCCATCAACCACGTGCCGCGTCGTGCTATCCAACTGCGACTTGCTCGGGATCAACTTCACGTACACCTTGTCCCAAAACTCGTCCTTCCTCACGTCGCTCCGTCGATAACTCCACAACATCCCCCACGCTTCCGCACTCGGCGCATCTTCCTTCCGGATCGCTGCCTCCGGTACGTCCAGATTCTTCGCCACCCACGAAATCACCGTCAAAACGTCCGCGTCTCGCTCAAGCAACTCCCGATACACCCCCACAACATCCAAACTCGCCGGACGGCCCTCACCAGATTCGGGGCAGCGGGCCGGCTCCGGTAAAACGCCGCCCGGCGAAATCCCTTCCGATCCTCCCAGGCCCGCAACCATCGGCCTGTATCGCGCCTCCGCTTGCTCGTTCGACTCCGCAGGAGAAAAACCCCCCCGGCGCAACTCGTCTCGGTAGCGAAGAAACTCGCCCCACAAACCCGAACCCTTCAACAACGCCTTCAAGTCCGCGTCTGCCTTCGCCATCCGGAGCCCCCGACTGACAATTTACGTCATTGACAATTTACGTCACTGACAATTTACGTCACCCGGCCACCAACCGCAACCGGAAAACGACAATTCTTGTCAGTTGTTAAGATAGTTAGTATGTGGGATTTTATGGGGGCGGGGGGGCGGAGATAACTTTACCCCCGGGGCGGGGCAAGCCCGGGGGGCGTGGCAAGAATCCTGGCCGGGGCTGGGAGTCCCGTTTCCTTTGG